CTTTAAAATTTACGCCAAACGAATAATCGCACCAGTTGCAGTCGCACTAGGGAAAACCACAGTGAAATCGCCTGCTGTGCTAGTTTTATCTCCACCAAAGTCAATTGCACAAATTGCTTTATTACCATTGGTAGTGTTATACAGTAAACAACCTCTAGCTGTAACTGTAGCTGTACCAAAAGTTAAATCTGCAAAATCACACACAGCAGTAGTTCCTGACAACGCAGGTGTAACATTGGTTAATGCTGATCCACCTGAACTGTAATTAGTTCCTGTAGCTTGTCCTGTGGTTACAAATACAGTAGTACCTGCTCCCAAAGTTGCTGATGATGTGTAGAGTGCTAACTTAATAGAATCTGCACCATTGGTTAAATTATGTCCTTCGACAAGTATTTGTTGTTTAAAACTTGAACATATTGCTGATGTAATTGCCATTTATAGCTCCTTTATAATCTTAGCCATGTCTTCATGACCTTGTTTAACTAATAAACCAACCATAGTAACCTTTTTAGATTCTATCGCACTGTTTATATTAGCTAAGATTATACTATAAATATGATTTTTGAAAGCCTCAGCTTGCAACCTAACATGTTCAGGTGCATTTTCTGATATGCCTAAGATTTTTTCAGTGGTTTGCTTTGCCCAAAATTCAGGATCATGACCTTTATTCTCTGTGGTATGAACCTCTACTTTGCCTAATTGTATAAAGCTATCTGACATTATCCTTTGTAGGGCTCAGGTGGTAATTCATGTTCTTGCAAAGTAAAACCATCTTTTGCTAATTGATTATCTATTTCATCATGTGGTTTTATAATCCACTTGTTGCCATGAATAACAGTTAAAAAAGGTTTTTCTAAACGATGATAGCCATAGAGCTTTTCTGTAGGTGGCACATCAGCATCTAAGACTGTTGATCTAGGGCTAACACCTACTGTGATGCCATGATCCATCATTTTAGATAGCCAAAATTCAACACAAGCTCTGCCTGCTTCTGCAAAATGTAAATCGTTTCTATAAGAAAAATCTATGCCAAATAGATCAATAGACTCTACTTCATTCCACATAGCAAAGCCTAAAGCGTAAGCAACTGTATTGTTAAAGTAGGCACACTGAGTAGCATTAGCAACTTCTTCTATAGGAAACAAAGTGGCTTTTGGTACTCTTTGATCTAATTCACAGGTGTAAACAGGTATTTTAAGCTCAGGTAACATCTTACGCATAACCAAAGTTTGTTTGCCTGCATCATCACTGTCTAAGAATCGACTAGCAGGGTCCATCATAAACAAACGATCTAAGTTAAAAACACTACAAGCTGAGTTTATACCCCAAACTTCATCCCATTCTTTACCATTTTCTTTGCCAATCACATAATCTATTTGTGATATGCCAAGACCTAACAAGGCAACTCTCTTGCCCTTGAGCGATTTAATTGGTTTCATTACGATACTACTGAGCGTAGGCTATCGTATCTGTATTCATCTCTAGTATCTCTACCTTCTGATAAGTTTTTCATTCTCATGATTGCCTCTTTGAATCTTGCTTCAAACTGAGCAATGACATCAGGAGTCTCTTTGAGAAAAATTGCACCTTCAACTAAACTTCCATAGAGTAAAGCATCAGGATAATCTGTACTAAGAACTGTCGTTCCACTGTCACTACCACTTGTCAATGAAGCTGGTTTATATAAGTAATGTAATTCTACTGTATAAATTGCATCAGGTACAGGTGCAAGAGAAAAAGAGTCTTGGCTAAAGATTGAGTAATATTTAGGTTGACCTGTCACAGTTGTTGTTGGGCTGTACTCTTTTAAGAAAGAAGCGTGTTTTAAATCAAGATAAGTGTAAGTATTGCTTGATACGACAGCTAAACTCATAGGAGCTAAGAAATCACTAGGACAAGCTAAAAATCTTGTGTTTGCTGTGGTTTGACCTTGTACATTTTTTCTTTGTTCAGGCAATTCAACAAATTTTAATATTCTATCTTCTGCTTCTTTAATAAAAGTAGGTAAATTATTGGTAAAAGTAGTTTCAGCAGATTCTAAATAATCTCCTATTGCTGTCTTTAATGTTGCGTATGTAAAACTCATGATGTTGTAATAGTAACAGAACCTACACCACAGGCTACTTCAAAAGTCGTTAATTGTGTGCCTAACTTACCTAAACCAACATTGGTGTAGACTGTAAAAAAATTGTTATCGTCTGCTGTCTCAGGTCGTGGGTCTTGTAATGCTTGAGGATCGGTAGCTACATTTCTTGGTTCTATCTGTGGATGTTTAGGATCAAACTGGTCAGGTCCTACCAAAAGACCATTCCATGTTTTTTTCATGTCTATTAATTTGTAACGAAAACCAGTTATATCACAAATTCCATAAGCATTTTTATTACTTGCAAACGCACTCATTAGGCTGAATTATAACTCCTTAGATCAGGGCTTACACGAAACGAAGCTCTTTCTTCATCCTGATTCATGGCTCGCAAAAACTCTTCTTCATACAACTGTTTTAACATAGGTGTTCTTTCAGGTGCTTTCTTAAGAGATATGTAATAGGCAAGACCTGCCGCTAAACATGGATAGAACCTATAAGGCATATCCATGGTGTTAGCACCTACATCAGCATCATCCATGCGTGTAAGCACATTCATGTACACAGTGTATGTTGCAGACTTATCAGGTGTTGGATAAACACTTATGGTTGGAGATAGTTGTTTGTCTATAACAAACTGATTAGGCTTACCTGTTTGTGCTTTGTTGGGTATAGCTGAGTATTGTGAACGACTAATTCTAGCCATAGCAATGTCAGTCACATCAGAACCAATGGTTTCTCTAACAAAAGCATCTAAAACATCAATAGGTGCAGTGCTATTAGTAGTGTCTATGTTGTAAGAAGTTGTATCTGTAACCATGGCTACAGTTTTTTGAGTGATAGTCCACTGGTTTAATCCTCTGTTAGCCCATTCTGCTAACAGAAGATTAAGACTTCTTTGTGCTGTTTTAAGATCGTAACCTGTGCGAAGCTCTAAACCACATCGTTCAAAGGCTTCTTCTACAAATTCACCTACATCAGGTTCAAAATTTTTACTGTTTGATGTTGCCATCTATCCATAGTTTTTAATTAATTCAAGAATAATGACATAAGTATCGCCATTAGAATGACCTACTGTGGTGAAATCAAGATCGCCTGTTACACCACTGCCTGCATTGTTTGGAATACCTGAAAAATCATCGTAATACTCGTCACCAGTTGAATCAGCAGGTAAGGTTACAGCTAAAACATTGGTAGTGGCATCAAAATCAATTTTGACACCCATACCTGTTGTTGCCCACCATACCTTTGCGATTGCAACTGAAGTACAAGCAACGCCTGCTGCATTTGAATTTAAAGCTGATACATCAACTTTTTTTACTGCAGACTCACCAGTGCCATCACTGGCATTGGTGAATTTCATAACAGCCTTGCGTTGCCCATCCTGAATGGTTTGTGATGTTACTACATCAGCCATAATTACTCCTTAACTAAAAGAATGTGAAACTGTGCCATCTCCAAAGACATGACCATTTAGAAGCCAAATAGCATCTGTAATAGCCACACATCTAATATGACCACCAATAAATCTACCATCAGTGTCAGCATCCATAGTCAATCTATAATCAGCCGCAGCAGGTATATTCCAACCAGTTGTGTCAATGTTTTCGTTTAATGCAACAACACTTCCAAGTTCATCTTTATCTTGTTGCAAAACCATTCCTTGAAAAGTATCAGAGCTAGAAGCACCTTGTAAAATAAATGTTCCTGTAAAAGTAGTTCCTACATGAAACTCATAGAAAAGCCCTGCACTAGCGGCAGGTAAAGTAACAGTAATACCTGCGGCACGATTCAATGAAAAGATTGTTCCTGATTGTGCTGTAGTTGGCGTATAAGTTGCATCAGTAATGCTTGTGACAGGAAAAAGATTGTTAATTGTACCTGTGGTTGTAAGATTACCACTTGAATCAACATCAAGGTTTGTGGTTACTGCACCTGTCTTAGCAGTAACAGTGATTTGTTCAAAACCACCTTCAGACCTAACTGGTCCATTAAAAGTTGAGTTTGCCATAATTTCCTCCAAGGAAATAAGTTCTACTGTCTTGGCTTGTCTGCTAGGTCAGTCTGTAGAACAAGTTAAAATATCCTAGATACTAAAAATCATACTCCTTGGAGCATGATTTAGCAAATAGAATGTTTTAAGTTTTATGGGTTCATTAGGCTACCTCTGATTCTTTCTTAAAAACTTTAATTAGCTTTGGTCTAATAAGTGAAGTGGTATTCCAAGTCTTGTCACCATCTTTTTCTTTGTGTATATACTCACCAGTTCTTTCGCAAACCTCTGTATAGTCAACCTTTGGGGTAAACTCGTTGTGTGTTTTAACAGTAGCCTCAAGCT